GGGAGATCATCCAGCACCCCGCGCGCTTCAAGGTGGCGGCCTGTGGGCGGCGCTTTGGTAAGACGCTCGCCGCCTGTGGGGAGTGTGTCCGCCGCGCGATCCAGGGTCAGCAGGTGTGGTGGGTGGCGCCGACATTCCCGATTAGCCTGTATGGCTGGCGCGGTATTACGCGCCTGGCCTCACAGGTGCCCGGTATTACCATCCGCCGCTGGCTCCGCATGGTCGAGTTCCCCGGCGGGGGCTTTGTGCAAATCAAATCGGCGGACAACCCGGACGCGCTCCGCGGTGAGGGGCTGGATTTCGTGGTTGTGGATGAAGCCGCCTTCATCGCTGAAGAAGCCTGGACAGAAGCGCTCCGCCCGGCGCTGGCAGACCGACAGGGTGGCGCGCTCTTTGTCAGCACCCCGAACGGGCGGAACTGGTTTTGGCATGTATGGATGCGGGGCCAAGACCCAGCGCAACCAGACTGGAAAGCGTTCCAATTCCCGACTTCCGCCAACCCCTACATCGCACCGGCTGAGATTGAGGAAGCGCGCGCGTTGCTGCCGGAGCGGGTGTTCCGGCAAGAGTTTTTGGCTGAGTTCCTGGAAGACGGCGGCGCAGTCTTCCGCAACCTCACCGCCTGTGCAACGGGTGCACCACAGGAAGCGCCGGTGCCTGGCCACCGCTACGTCTTCGGCGTAGACTGGGGCCGGGCGGACGACTTCACCGCCATCGCCATTCTGGACGTAGAGGAGCGGCGCCTCGTGGCGCTCGACCGCTTCAATCGCATCGGTTGGGCACTGCAACGCGGGCGATTGGCTGAGCTGGCCAGGCGCTGGCAGCCGGTGCGCATTCTGGCCGAGGCAAACAGCATCGGCGGGCCCAACATCGAGGCTCTGCAGGCTGAGGGGCTGCCCGTGCAGGGCTTCATGACGACGGCTCCCAGCAAGGGGCCGCTCATTGACGCGCTGGCACTTGCGTTTGAGCAGGGGGCGGTTACAATCTACCCGGATCAGGTCTTGATGAGCGAGCTTCAGGCGTACACACTGGAGCGCATGCCCAGCGGCAGCTACCGCTACAGCGCGCCGCCGGGGATGCATGACGACACGGTGATTGCGCTTGCGCTGGCCTGGCACTGCGCGGCCTACAGTGGCGCCGGGATCGCGTTCATTTAGGAGCGGGCAGCATGGCGTTTTGGAATCGGTTGCGGAATAGGGAGAAGCGAGCGGGCGCGCAGTCAGGCGGGCTGTACCTGTACGCCATTGGCCCCGGCGGGGTCGTGCCCCTGAAGGCCACCGGCAGCCCGCTGTATGACGCATTCCATGGCCTGCTGCCCGATGATGAAACTGAGCTGACCAACGACGCGCGCGGCTGGGCACTGGCCTACCGCGCCAGTGTGTGGGTGTACCGGTGTGTGAAGGTGCGGGCGCAGACGCTGGCCAGCATCCCGCTACTTCTGAAAGACGCCAACGGCGAGCTGCTGGCAAGTCACCCCTTGGCACCGGTGTTCTCAGTGACCAACTCCCGCTTGATGTATACGACCGAGTGCGACCTGCTGGTGTACGGCGCCGCGTTCTGGTCATTCGGACTTGACCGGGCGACCGGGCGCGCCTGGGTGCAGCGCCTCAATCCGCAGACGATTGAGGTCGTGGCGGACAGCAGCGGCGTACAGGAGTACATCCAGCGCATCGACGGGCGCGTGGTGGCGCGCTGGGCACCGCATGAGCTGGTGGCGCTGCATGACTACAACCCGGCAGATGACCTCGGTGGCGTGTCGCCGGTGGCGGTGGCGCTGAAGGCGGTTGGCGTGACCATCAACATCGCCGCGTTCGCCGAATACTTTTTCCGCAATGGCGCCATTCCGGCGGGCATCCTGACCACGCAACAGCGACTGACGGACAGCGACAGGCAGCGCATTGAAATCGAGTGGCGGCGGCGCTTCCAGGGCACCGAGCGCGCGCATGGAACGGCCATCCTGGAAGGCGGGCTGTTCGAGTATCAGGTGGTGACACAGCCGCTCAAAGACCTGGCGATGGTAGAGCTCCGAGAAGAAGAGCGGCGCGATATCTGCGCCGCGCTGGGCGTGCCCATGTCCATCGCCCAGGCCGCCGACCCGGCGCTATATGCGGCCCGCCAGGATTACGCGAATTTTCACACGCTCACCATACTGCCCGAACTTGACCAGATTGTGGACACGCTCAACAGCCGACTGGTGCCCCGCTATGGTATCCCCGGCGCGCGGCTGGAGCCTGATACTTCGCAGATTGAGGCGCTGCAAGAAGACCTTGTCGAAATCAGCCAACGAAACCAGATTGGCGTAGCGGCGGGGTACCTCAGCATCAATGAGGCGCGGGAGCGTGAAGGCCTGGAGCCGTTGCCAGTGGACGCGTTCATCATCGGCGGGCAACTGGTGCCACGGCGTGATATTGAGGCGGGCGTGTTTGACGTGTTGCGCCCCCAACCAGCTAACCCGTTCGCGCTGCCACCTCTGCGCAGCGCCCCGGTGGTGCAGACAGACGACGGGGCGCTGATTGGGCCGGGCTTCATCATTGACGCTGAGGTGTCGCCCCGGCGCAACAGCGCGGACGCCTGGCGCGAGCTGGCACTGGCCGACTTGCGACGTTGGCAGCGGAAGGTGGCCAAGAAAGGCGCCACGGCTACCTTCGAGAGTGACTATATTCCGGACGGGATCGCGGCCTGGCTACGCGCTGACTTGGCCGCGTGGGATGGCGAGACGCCACGTGAGGAGTGGATCGAGCGGGCGTTTGCCTGGGCGACCGCACAGGTGAAGGCCGAGGATAGCGAACTGGCCACACCAGAAGAGTTCGCGGCATACTGGCGCGGGTTTGACCAGCTGTTCGAGCTGGTGGCCGCGGCGTTTGAGGGCGTCTGGGATGAACTGCCCGCCCGCGTGGCGGCTGCGCTGCGAGAGGGCGGGATGGACAAGGCGGAGCTCGACCTGGGCGCGTTCGCCAGCATGGCGCACGACCTGCTCGTGCAACGGCTGGCGGGCACCGCGGAAGACCCCGGCCCGCTGGCCCGCGTCTTTCTGGCCGGGGCTGCCAGGGGTGAAGAGTTGCTCAGGCAGGGCAAGGCTCAGAAGGACGCCCTCACCATTGACTGGGCCCTGGTGCACAAGCTCGCTCTGGAGTGGGCGCGCCAGTATGCGGTGACGATGGTGCGCGGCATCAATGACACCACGCTCGACACGTTCCGCCAGGCGATCACCGAGTGGATGAATGCGGGGGGAAGCTTAGAAGACCTGGCCAAGGCGCTAGAGGGCGACCTGTCCGGGTTGGACATGCCGCCCAACTGGTCGGGATGGCGTCTGCGGTGGGCCACCAGCCGCGAGAGGGCGCGGCTGATTGCCCAGACCGAAACCACCCGCGCCTTCACCGAGGGCAGCGTGGCCCGCTGGACACAGGCGGGTGTGCAGAAAGCCCGCTGGCGCACGAACCAAGACGCCCACGTCTGCCCCATCTGCGGCGCACTCAACAATACGATTGCCGAACTGCATGACGTGTGGGTGCATCCACAGACGGGCAAGCGCTACCGCCCGCCCGCTCATCCTGGGTGCCGCTGTTTTCTGGCGCCGGTAGTAGAGCTGGAGGCCGACGGTGGCTGACGTGGCGATTGACCTGGGCGACTGGAAGCAGCACCGCCAACGGCTGGAGCGCTTCACCCAGCGCGAGCAGCAGGCGATCCTGAGAGAAGCCGGTGAGCTGGCGGGTGCTACATTCGATAGCATCGTGCGCACTGCCCTGCCGCCGCCGGTGCGCAAGCAGCGCCAGGCGCACCTCTGGACGGCGAAACAGAGGGCGTGGTGGTGGTCTACCATGCACCGCAAAGCGCGCGGCGAGAGCAAAGAACTTCCCGGCTGGCGGGCGGTGTATAAGGTCATAGACGGGCGAAAGGTGTTGGTCATCTCCGGCGGATACGTCCGCACGGGTACGCTGGTCAAGTCGCTGACGTATGAGGTGCGGCAAAGTGGCCAGGTGACCGACGTCATTTATGGCACGAACCGGGATTATGCGGTGTACGTCATTGACCGGGATCGGCAAGCGGCGTATCACAAGGGAAACTGGAAAACGCTTCAGACGTTCGCCGTCGAAGGCACCGCTCAGGTGCGGCGGGCGTTTGAGGTGGGCATTCAGCGTGGGGTCGCGCGACGGTTGGGAGGATGAGCTATGCCGTACATCATCCGCAAGCAAGATGGGGAGTACTGCGTGTACAAAGAAGGTGCAGACGGCGAGCCGGTCGGTGAGACGCTCGGCTGTCATGAGACGCGGCAAGAGGCGCTCGAGCAGGTGCGGGTGCTGTATGCATCGGAGGCCAAGGCGGCGCCAGCCACCACTATCAAGCGGTTGGACGGCAACCGGGTTGGTGGCTATGGCGTGGTCTGGGGCGACCCTGAGCGAACCGACCTGGAAGGCGACTACTTCACGCCGCATTCAAACTTCTTCATGCCGCCGCGCCAGTTGCAACCGGGCGAGCGCGTGAAGGTGCACTGGCCGATGCTGTACAACCACGCGCAAAGCGAGCTACCACGCTCACAGGTGAAAGACGGCGACGCCCGCGACTACCTGATCGGCACGATTGACCAGGTGTTGATGGATGACGTCGGGCTGTGGGTAGAAGGTCAAATCGAGGCACACAACGACTGGGTCGAGCGCGTGCTTGACCTGGTTAAACGAGGTGTGTTACACTGGTCGTCGGGTAGTGTACCGCATATGGTGCGGCGAGAAGCAGACGGGTGGCTGAAGTGCTGGCCAATTGTGGAGATGTCAGCCACCCCGACCCCCGCCGAGCCACGGCATACTGGTTTGGTGCTCAAGCACTACGCCCGCCCC